GAGAATAGAGGTGTTGATTCTACTAGAATGGTAATTGTTCCTGTGGCTACAGTACAAGAATTCAGAGCTCAATCAATTAAAGTGATTGACAAATATTTAGAGCAACCGGAAGATAAAAGAAAACCTTTGTTGTTTGTATTAGATAGTTTAGGTATGTTATCTACTACAAAAGAAATGGAAGATACGGCTGCTGGTAAAGAAACAAGAGATATGACAAGGTCTCAAATTGTAAAATCTACATTCAGAGTATTAACATTAAAATTAGGTAAGGCTGGCATTCCAATGATTATGACCAACCATACATATGATGTTATTGGTTCTATGTTCCCACAAAAAGAAATGGGTGGCGGTTCAGGTTTGAAGTATGCTGCCTCATCAATTATATATTTAAGTAAAAGAAAAGATAAAGATGGTACCGAAGTTATTGGTAATATTATTCATTGTAAAAATTATAAGTCAAGGTTGACAAAAGAAAATGCAATGATTGATGTTAAGTTAACATACAAAACAGGACTAGATAGACACTATGGTTTACTAGAACTTGGTGACGAATCTGGTATCTTTAAGAAAGTATCTACAAGATTTGAAATGGCTGATGGCACAAAAGTATTTGGTAAAACTATCAATGAAAATCCAGAAAAGTATTTTACAAAGGAAGTATTAGATAAGATTGATGAATATACAAAAAGAAAATTCACATACGGCGAAGACGAAGAATAAAAAATACACTTTCGTACAAAAAGAGGGTGACGACTTTAGTTGTATAAAGTTGTTAGCTGAAAAGTATGACGGTATTATCTTCAAGTATGGTAATGTTAGTTTCGCAAAAGATGAAAATCCTGACGGAACATTGCCAATGATATTTGATTATGATATAATAAAAAATCCTAATAAAAAAGAATTAGGAGATGAAACTGAATTCGTTAATTATATTGGCGATATATTATTAGAACTGATGGAGAAACAAATAGAAGATGGTACAGCAATCATTAAGTGATAGAATAGAAACCACAATTATAAGTAGCCTTTTCTTTAATGAAAATTTTACTAGAAAAGCTTTGCCTTTTATTCAGGCTGATTACTTTACAAATAGTGAAGAATCAATCCTGTTTACTGAAATTGAAAAGTTTGTAGAGAGTTATAAAAACTTACCTACAAAAGACACTATTCTTATTGAACTTGGTGGAAGAAAAGATTTAACCGAAGAACAACTTAAAAATATAAAACAGTTAGTTGCTGGTGCAAATGATGATAAGGTAGATTTACAATGGTTGTTAGATACAACTGAAAAGTGGTGTAAAGATAGAGCCGTGCATAATGCCGTATTATCTGGTATTAAAATCTTAGATAACAAAGACCAAAAAAGAACACCTGAGGCAATACCTGGTATTTTATCAGACGCCTTGGCAGTTAGTTTCGATAATCATATTGGTCACGATTATATTGCAGACGCTCAATCCAGATATGATTGGTACCATACAAAAGAAAAAAGATTTAAATTTGATTTAGATTACTTTAATAGAATTACAAAAGGTGGTGTACCTAGTAAAACACTTAACATTGCTCTTGCAGGTACAGGTGTTGGTAAATCTTTGTTTATGTGTCATGTAGCTTCTAGTTTTTTATTACAAGGTAAAAGTGTTTTATATATTACTTTAGAAATGGCTGAAGAAAGAATTGCTGAAAGAATTGACGCAAACTTATTTGATATTTCTATGGACGATATTAGAGATATGCCTAAACAAGTTTATGATACAAAAGTTGATAAGTTAAATGCCAAAACAAAAGGCTCATTAATTATCAAAGAATATCCAACAGCTTCTGCTCATAGTGGTCACTTTAGAGCATTGATAAATGAATTATCTTTAAAGAAATCTTTTAAACCTGATGTGGTGTTTATTGATTATTTAAATATATGTGCTAGTGCTAGATTTAAAGGTGGTAATATATCGTCTTACTTCTACATAAAAGCAATTGCTGAAGAACTAAGAGGTCTGGCTGTCGAGTTTGATATGCCAATTTTTAGTGCCACGCAAACAACTAGAACTGGATTTGTTTCTACCGATATTGGTTTGGAAGATACATCTGAAAGTTTTGGTTTACCGGCAACTGCTGACTTTATGTTTGCCTTAATGTCTAATGAAGAATTGGAAGCGTTAGGTCAAATGAAAGTTAAACAGTTAAAAAATCGTTACAATGACCCTAGTATGAATAGGGCATTTATCGTAGGTGTTGACAGAGCCAAAATGAGATTGTATGATGTAGAAAACAATGCTCAGAATATTGTTGACGCCAATCAAACGCAAACAAAAGAAGACTATCCTAAACCTGAACAGGCATATGATAAGTTTTCAGAATTTAAACTATAGGAGTATATAATGGCAAACTTTAAGACATTTACCAATGCTTCAGCACCTTTTGAGGGAAAGAAAATCGCCATTGACATGGATAGAATTTCTTGTTTCTTTGAAGATGTGTTGAAAGCAGATGAAGGTAAACACACAACAATATGGTCAAAAGAAAACACTTGGACAGTCCAAGAAAGTTACGACAAAGTTTTAGAAATATTGGAGATAAAATAATGTTAAGTGGAGATTTATTTAAAATTCCTTTCTATTCAGTACCGGTATTAAATTTTAAACAAGAAAAGAAAAAAAAGTTAGTAAATCTTTTAAGGTCTTATCCTGAAGAAAAACATGGAATACAAACCTTTTCTACAAACAGACAATCTGATAGAAGTGGTTTAGCTCAAGGTTTTACACAAATTTTAGAAGAAGAATTTGATATGTTATCTCAACAAATAAAAAATTCCTGTTCTATTGAAGATATATGGTCGGTTACTTACAATAAAGGAGATTATCATTCTCCACATAATCATGGTTCTTTAGGTCTAGCTGGTATTTTATACCTAGACTTACCTAATGGAAGCTCAGTAACAAATTATATTCAACCTTGGAATAATATACAATCAGATACTACAATCTATTATCCTTTACCTGTATCAGAGGGTCAAATTGTTGTTGTACCACAATTTGTACAACATTTTAGTCCACCTCATGCAGCTAAGAAAGGGAAAAAACGAATCATATCTTGGGATATGAATTTCGTACAAAATGCCTAAGAAAAAACAAAGAGTAAGATTTCACAAAGGTGACAAGAGACCTGGTGGTGGTGACTTAAAGGAGAAAGACTTGTATTACACAAAGAGAATGGTAAAAAAAGGTAGGAAGATAGTATGGCATGTTATCGAACACCCTAGAAAGATAGTTGTCAAGGAATGTTTCTTTGAAGAAGACGCTGCCAACTTTGTAAAGTTTCAAAATAAACATAAGGTCTGGTTAATCAATGGTGGTATACCAGACTTTTTATGTTATAGACCTGAAGATAGCGCTTGACAAGACTGCCGTAATACTGTATAAATAGTGGTATGGCATTTAACATAGCAACAAGATTAGGCGTTCAAAAACATTTAAAGGCGACATTATATAATATGTCGAAACCCTACTTCACAAAAATGCAAGAGGGTGCTTTTTTCTGTGATGACACTCCTGTTTCTTCTTCAAAAATACATATTGTAAAAGTATCTACAGCCAATTTTGTGGCTATCAAACCTTTATTAAATAAAGATAAAGCAAAAGAAGTTACTAGAGGTGGTAAGAAGTCAGCTGATGTTAACTTTGGTGTTGGTACATTAAGATTTTTAGAAACAGGTAAAGTTTCAGTTAGTGCCTCAGACGGACAAACAACAGCCAAACAAGAACGAGCTTCACTAGAAATGGTGAAAAGAGTTTTACAAGAAAACAAATCATACGCCACACCTCAAGCAATAGCCAAAGACAAACCATTCTTTGATAGATTGATGAAAGTATATCCTGAAATCAATGATGTTTGGTTACAAGGTCTACATGCACAAGGTGTTAAAATAAAATCCCTCTATGCAGGTTCTGGTTTTACAGAAATCAATAGAGATGGTGGTTTTATGGACTTCATCTCAAACTTAATTAGAACTAAATTCGGCATTAGCAAAAAAGACGCATGGAATCCTGCTGATATTTGGTTAATTAAAAACGAAACAAAAGTCAGAGAAAAATTATTAGAGAGTGTTAGTGGTCCTAATCCTAGTGTCAGTAGATTGAATGATACTATGAGAATGATGTACAAAAACAAAACACTTGTAGGAGTATCACTAAAGGCTGTTTCAGGTAAGACTGCTAAATGGGAAAATGTAAATACAGTTTCTAATATACCTCAATCTGAACAACTTAAATTAAAAAGTATTAGAATGGATTTTACAAATAAGTCCGATGGTACATTAGGTACCTCAGATACAGTAATTACAGTTATGACAGGCACATCAGGTGCTAAGTTTCAGTTAAGACAAAACTCAAAAGGTTTTAATAACTTAAAGTTTGAACCTACAAAGATAGGTGCCACTTCAGCTAGACTAGGTAAAGTGCCGTTAGATATGTTAGCACGATTGTTACCAGAATATAAGATTACAAATTTTAAAAACAACTGGCGATTATATCCACAAACAGCTGGTGAGTTTAAAGATGTACAAAAAATATATGCAGATAGATTCAAAGCAATCAATGGTGATGTAGATACTGGTATTACCAATACACAGTTTATCAATAATATGACCAAGTCATTTAAATCATCTGACCAGAATAACGGTGTATCTACCTCTAAATTGCAACAGTTAGATTTCGTATATTACATTATGGCGTTAAGAGCTGGTGAAAGAAACGAATTATTGACCAATATGTTGTACCTGGCAGAGAAAAAAGGCGCTCAATTCGCACCTTTTGGCAAACTTTATTAAAAAAGTGCTTGCCAAGACCAGCGGAATATGTTATAATACCCTTATTAAATCTTATAAATAGTATTATATGATTTGTTAATGGGTTATTGAATATTATATAAATGGATAAATTGGAGAACAAATGTTTAGTTTTAAAGGGTTTTTTACCCAGGAAAAGAATACACACTTAGAACACCTAGAAGACGATATTATTAATCGTGGCTCACAAGGTGGTGTGAACGCAATCAACTTCCTAAATTCAGTCAGAAATATGCTAGCCGGCAATGTCGGCGGTAAATTAAATATGTCCGTCAAGTGGGACGGGGCACCTGCTGTATTTTGTGGTACTAATCCTGAAAACGGCAAATTCTTTGTCGGAACTAAATCAGTATTTAACGCAACTCCTAAAATCAACTATACACCAAACGATATAAGAAAACATCAT